TAGAGATCAGTGACATAACACCACCAGCAATTCTTTCACCAATTACCTTGGATTGGAATCTATGTGAAGCGTGTTCAAATATAGTATTATAAACTTCACCAGGGTCAAACTGTTTCACTTCATATACTGACTCATCTTTATCATCATCTTTTTTTGATTTCTCTTTTTTGGTGGACTTACCTTTGCCCATCATAGCCTTCTTCTTAATGGCTTTGTCTCTAGAACCCTTCCATTCATCAGTTCCACTTTCTACTTCACCATCACCATCATAATCCTTGTCTGCTTTCTTGGACTCATATACAGATTTTCTTTTTTTATCATTTTCAACAAGAGTATCAGTAGCTCTCTCTACCATTTCACGAAGAGAAGATGTCAAGAGAGCAATAGCATTCTTTGACTCAATCTGATATTGAGCTGATCTATTTTTTGATTCAACACCAAAAGCAGACCCCTGGAACTGGGTCATATGCTTACGTTGTTCTTTCAGATTTCTATATTGTTGGAAAGTTTCTTTTACTCCAACTCTTGCTTTCTGTTTGGCAACACTCAGTGCCTCACCAAAAGCTTTCTTTATTCTTTGTACTTTTACGTGTCTTGGTGTCATTGACTCACCTACAAAATGAGTCTTAGCTTCTCTAATGACTTCATTGAAGATGGCATCTACACCAGAGATAGAAAATCCTGACTCAAGAAGATTGAGCAGGATTCCCTCTGAGATGTCTTGTAACTGATCATCAGAGAGAATACCAAATTCAATAGAACTCAGTTCATCTCTCTTTGAATAGAAGTTCTCTTTTACTTCATTATTATGGACAGCAGCATATGCTTCCAGAAAGTTACTCATTGATGAAGACATCTTCTCTACAACTTACTTTATTTTTATTTATAAGTCATTTAGAGTTTACCACCCACTTCACCATCATACTGAGTAGTTGTGTTGTCATCCCATCCCTCTTGTTCTTGTTTCAGATACCACCTGGTGGTTCGAATGACAGCATCATGATGAAGACCTGTAATGACTTTACGATCTTCTTTAGTCACAGAATGATACATTCCATACTTTTCATAGACCCTGAATGTATCATCAATCCAATCAACTTCTGCAATTTCAGGATGCTCGTTTGTCATGATTCTCCTTTACAATTTTCCAGTAGTCTGCAAGTGCCTGAAGGGATTCAGGAGTTTCCTCCCATTCCCAAATATCACCATTCTTATTTTCAAAAGTCTTCACAGTCATTTTACTTTCTCCAAATGTGATTTGATGTTTTTTGCAACAGCTTCGATGAGTGGAACAGTTACTGAGTTTCCAATCTGATGGAATAGAACTCGGTCAGGAAGATCAGGAAGATTGAAGGTGTCAGGAAACCCCTGAAGACGGAAACCTTCACGTGGTGTCAAACTACGGATACCATTCTTAGTGAGAACTATAGTTGGATGCATGTTTGACGCCATTAGTGTGGGACAGACGTTCTTCTTATTCTCTCTCACATAAGAGAATCTCCACTGATATACTTTATCTATTTCAGTAACATATTTTGACATCTCCTCATAATGACGATGTTCTTCACGGAAGTAGTACTTCTCATCAACTTCATCATCTAACAGGTCACGAACTGAAACATTTAGAGGAATACCTTCTGGGAAGGTAAACTGATTACCTATAGTCTCTACATCAAGTTCCTTTCGGAATCCAACAATAATAACCCTTTGTCGGTTCTGAGGAACACCAAAGTCCATAGAATTTAGGACTTTATAATAGACATTATAACCAAGTTGATCCAGAGAATGAAGAATAACGTTGAATGTTTTGCCCTTATCGTGATGGAATAGTTGTTTGACATTCTCTAATAGAAATGTCTTTGGTTTTCGGGCTTCCAGAATCTCCGCAATACGGAAGAATAGTGTTCCACGTGTATCCTGGAAACCCAACATCTTACCAGCAGCACTAAATGGTTGACAGGGGAAACCCCCAGTCAAACAATCAAACTCTGGAAGTTCATCAATATTCACATCATAAAGATCTTTGACTGTAAGAGGAAGTTTGAAATTCACTTCCCAGGTGGGTTGACACTTTGGTTCGATATCATTAGCAAAGACTGTTTCGAAACCAGCACGTTCCATACCTTGGTGAACACCACCACATCCAGCAAACAAGTCAATAGTTTTCATAGATCATTCTCCTTACGATTTTCAGAATAGTGAACATCAAAGTGACCACCAGGATAACGAGACTCTAGTTTCTCAACATTCATCTCAATGATTTCATCAATAGTGGTATCAAGTGCCATACATGCTTGAGCAATATACCACATAATATCACCAAGTTCACGTTTTAGGTGAAAGATGTTATCTTCATTGTAGGGTTTTCCTTGGAAAACAATTTTCTTCACCACCTCAGTGAACTCACCTGCCTCAGCACTCATACCAACTGCAGCAGTCAGTAGACGTTGAATGTCTGCACCTTGACCTACTAATTCATCAACACGCTTTACAAACTCATCAGGATCAGTACTAGGAGCACTGGTGACCCCATAAACAAACTCAAGGTACTTCTTAGTGTCAACAGTCATTAGGTCCCCTCACTCCAGGTGTTCATGTATTTTACTTGTTCATCAGTGAGTTTGTCAATGATGATTCCCATTGCCGACAGTTTCAATTCAGCAATCTCTTTATCAACTTCTGTTGGTACCCTATGAATACCAGGTTCAGGTCTTTGAGTTACAAGATATTCACAAGCAAGTGCTTGATTAGCAAAACTCATATCCATAACTGCCGATGGATGACCCTCTGCTGCTCCAAGGTTAACCAACCTACCATCTGCTAACACAATAATGTCATTGTAAGGAGTCACATACTTCTTCACAAAAGGACGAACCTCTGTTACTTCTGTTGCGATACTACTAAGAGTTTTCAGATCAATCTCATTATCAAAGTGACCTGAGTTGCAAACAATTGCACCACTCTTCATGTTCTTGAAGTGTTCCTCTCTGATGACATGTTTATTGCCCGTAACAGTAATGAAGATATCACCATACGTCGATGCCCTATCCATTGTCATAACTTGAAAACCTTCCAGTGTTGCTTCAATTGCTTTCACTGGATCAATTTCTGTGACAATCACATTAGCACCCATACCCTTAGCTCTAAGAGCTGTTCCTTTACCACACCAACCATATCCCACTACAACAATAGTCTTACCTGCTAGAAGGATATTGGTTGCCCTCACAATACCATCCAGAGTAGATTGACCTGTACCATAACGGTTATCAAAGAAGTGTTTGGTATCAGAGTCATTCACATTGATAGCAGCATGATTCAGTTTTCCATCTTTTAGCATTGCTTCAAGACGAACAATACCTGTAGTAGTTTCTTCTGTTGTTCCAATGATGTTTTCCAACAACTCAGGTCGTTTAGCAACCATTGTAGCAACTACATCCGAACCATCATCAATAATGATTTGTGGTTGGTGATCCAAAGCAATACTAACATGCTCCAGATAGGTTTCATCAGACTCACCTTTCTTAGCAAACACAGGAATTTCCCAGTCCCTAACAAGATAAGCAGCAACATCATCTTGTGTAGAAAGAGGATTACTAGCAATCAACATACTATCTGCACCAGCTAGTTTCAGAGCAATACACAAGTTTGCCGTTTCAGTGGTAACATGATTACATGAAACCAACCTAATACCTTCAAGAGGTTTTTCAGTCTCAAACTTTTTCTTGATTTGTTCCAAAACAGGCATCTCTCTTGCTGCCCACTCTACCCTCTTCTTACCAAGATCAGCAAGTTCAATATTTGTGATGTCGTAATTCAAAACTTAAACCCCTCAAACGATTTCTTTGGTTTGTCTTCATAATTATAACTATCTTCTTTACCGCTGTCAAGGATGTCATCTTGTGCCATCTGTTCACAGTCATAAAGTCTCATCTTAGCCCTATCAATACCAATCACAAACCTTTTATTGATAGTAGGGTCATTGTATCTATTCTTCAATTGTTTCACAAGTATTTGTCCCAACCCCTCAAGCTCATCAGTAGAAATAAGGGCAAACATAAGATCAGCAGTAGCAGGGAGACCAAAGGACTCACTAGTATCAGTAAGTTCAACATCACTGCTACCATAACCAGAGCGAGTGGTCTGCGTGGCAGAAACGATAGGGACGTTTGTTTCAACAGCCAACCCTCGAAGTTCCTCAGCAATAGCTTTGACAACTGTATATGAATTGACATTGCTACCTGCGCGATACCGAGAGGAGCAACATATATTAAGGTAATCAATGAAAATAATATCAGGTCTAAATGACTTCTTAAGTGCAAGTTCATTAAGAAGTGACCTGAAGTGTCCAGCATGAGCAGAAGCAGTGGGATATTCCTTGATAATCAAAGAACCCTGAGTCTTCTTTGCAAGGTTTGTAACCTTAGTCTCAAATAATGACTTAGGAAGTTCAGATACATCTTGTATATTTACATTGAGAAGGTTGGCATCAATTCTTTCTGCAATCTTCTCTTCAGCCATTTCAAGAGTAATGTATAGAACATTCTTACCTTGTAATAAAACCGAAGATGCAACGTGACACATAAACAATGACTTACCAACACCAGTGCCTGCAAGGGCAATATTGAGTGTCTTGTTAGGAAGACCACCCTTTGTAATCTTGTTGAATAGTTCAAGGTCAAAGGGAATCTTGTCTTCCTTCTTATTGTAGAGTCTGTACCTTTCTTCATAATCCAGAAGGTAATCGTGACCTACATTGTAGTCAAAACTAACAGCAAGTGCATCAGAAAGAATAGAAGGGATAGCATCAGGTGTCTTCTTACTATCACCACCATCAGCAATAGAGATAGACTCCAAGAGTGCAAGATAGACTGCCCTTTCCTTACACCACTTTTCAGTAGTATCCATCAACCAATCAAACTCTACTGGATCATCTTCCAGACAGTTGATAAGATGAGAGACTTCCTTGAAGGAAGTCTCATTGATGTCTTTACGTCTTTCTACCTCAATACTCAATACTTCCTTTGTGGGAATATCATTATATTGTTCTACAAAAGATTGTATCTCCTCAAATACAACCTTCTGATTAGGATCTTGATAATATTCAGGTTTAAGAAAAGGAATTACTTTCCTTAGATACTCTTCATTGTGCAGAAGGTTCTTAAGTGTAAGAAATTCAACTTTCTCCATAACTAAATTCCTTCTTTGCTACCTCATCTAATTGTAACATAACTTCCTCTGTAAAGTAAGTCTCTGGTTCTTTAAGAATTTGTTTGGCATAGATCTTCTTACCATCCATCTCATAACGTCCACCAACATTCTTCCAGAGACCACCAAGTTCTCCTAGTTCTAGAAGACCATAGTATCGATCCAGACCACGTTGATCATAATACAAACGAATCTCTACATCTTTATTCTCTTTACTCAAACGCGACTTAGCAGTCTTTGCTTTGATAATGTTTCCAATGACTTCTGTTCCATCCTTTTCTTTTTTCTTACTAAGATAAATGATCGTAGAGGCAGCATACTTAAGGCCACTACCACCACCCATCTCTTTAGTAGGAACATAAGAACCGATGACATCATAGGTATGATTGGTAACAATCATTGGAATCTTAGCTTGACCAAGTTTCAAGGTCAACATCCTGAATGCACCTTTGATAAGTTGTGATTTGGTCATATCACGAACTTGTTTATCATTTAGTGCATCAGTGATTTCCTTATCAGTAGATAACATACCCAGAGAGTCTAAGACAAACATACAAGGTTGTCTTTCTTCTTCTGGTTTCTTTAAGTATATATCTACAGCTTTAAGTGCCTTACTACGGAAGTCTTCAACAGTTACAACATTCACAACTACAAGACGAGTAGTGTCAACACCCCTAGATTCAAGTAAGGACTTGGTGATAGCTGCTTCAGTATCAAAGTAGAGACAATAACCATTGGGGTTAGAATCCAAAAAATTCTTAACCATAGCGATAGAAAAGAAAGTCTTTCCAGTAGAAGACTCTCCAGCAATAGCAGTAATCTTATTCCCAGATACACCACCAAATACACTACCTGAAACCAATGCATTAAAGATGTAAGAACCCGTATCAACATAAGTTTCAGTCTCATCAATCTCTGATGCCAATTTGGTGTAATCATCACCAATCTCTTTTACGATGTCTTTAAGAAAATCCATTATCCAAAAAATAGTTCGAGGTTTACAGTCTTTTCTACATTCCAACCAATGGCATCTAGAATAGTCTTTACAGGTTCTACAAATGCCTTCTCAAATTGTAACTCATAATCAATGTATTTCACAAGTCCAAATTCCTTAGGGAATTCGGAGATAAATGAAATTACATTCTCTCTGATTGGATTTGCTTTCTTTAGGTGAACAAACTTAATCTTATCACCATTGTTGATAAAAGAATACTTGTTCTCTAACTTGTATTCTTTAACATAATGATTGAACAGAAGAGCACCTCTTACGTGTAGTGGACATCCCTTACCATAGATGGTTGAATGACTTTTATGTTTCTTCACATCAGAAATAGAACGAGGGAATGCAATCTCTTCAGGACCCAGTTTGTTGAATTTGATTCTAGACCTATCAATAA